TTTAAGGCATATGGGACAGGCCTTCAGGAATGGAGCCTGTTAAACTAATATTTAATTATTAATAACACAAAGACGGTATTCATCATGCCGTCTTTTAAAAATATTTAGTTTTTGTACTGTATATTAAGGATTTATTATGCCATTAGAAACAGCTACAACTCTCTCAGAGTTGAATGAAGATTGGCCATTGGGTTGACAACAGGGATTGCAGGCGATTCTACAGTAGGGGCAAGAGTTGTTTTCAACAGATGGGTGACAAAGTGATTGACTACTTAATTGTAACCCAACTAATCCGCCACGAAGGGCTTCGCTTGAATCCTTATAGTGACACGGAGGAAATATGAAACTAGGTGAAAAACAAGAGCTGTTTATGCGGTTGCTGCCACGATTGATTGACCATGCGCATGAGCTAGGTTATGAGATTCGCGGCGGCGACTTATTCCGTGACCCACGAGTACATGGCGAGTTTGGTGTAAAAGTCGGCTACAGCGCTGCTAATAGCAATCACAAACTAAAGTGTGCCATTGATTTGAATCTGTTCAAAGATGGCGAGTACTTAACTGGTGATGAACATCACAAAGAGCTTGGTGAGTTCTGGGAATCGCTACACCCTATGTGCAGATGGGGAGGGCGATTCAAGGATGGCAATCACTATGAACTTGAGGAGTGGCGGTGATGGACCCACTAACAGCAATCGTTGACCTTGGCTCGACGCTAATCCAAAAGATTTGGCCTGACCCAGCTAAGCAGCAAGAGGAACTGCGCAAACTGCAAGAGCTGCAACAGGCTGGCGACTTGGCAGAGCTTAACGCGCATGTACAGTTGCTTGTGGGGCAGATGGAAATCAACAAGATTGAGGCAGCAAGCCCGCATTGGTTTGTCGCCGGGTGGCGTCCATTCGTTGGGTGGGTGTGTGGCTCAGCATTAGCATATGCCGCTATCATTGAGCCATTAATGCGCTTTATAGCCAAAATTTTCGGTTATTCCGGCACGTTCCCGGTGATAGACACTGAGATAACAATGCAGGTATTATTGGGGATGTTGGGGCTTGGCGTTATGCGAAGTCGCGATAAGGAAAAACAAGTCGATACTAAATCAATCTCAAAGTGGAAATGATATGCCAGATGATACTCAGCCACCAAAACAAACAGATCCAACTACTCCTCAAGTAAAGGAAAATTAGTGTATCTGATTTCATGCTCTATAATTTTTGCACTTGCAGCGCGCTTTAAAACAGTGCGCCGTGAGTGCATTATTTTATGATTAGTAGCGCTGCTAACTGGTATATTCTCGCTTACGTTATCTGTTGACGAAAGTGCTAGGTACTGGCTTCTGGCAATCACCACTACGCTAGGCGCACTTGCATTATGTCGATGCAAATCGCAGTTTGGATTTTATCAGGCTGCAATCTACGCTATGGTTATGATTTTGTATCTACTTTTGGCGATTGATGTTGTACGATATGGTAATTACTTGGACGGTGCCGGACAAATAGCGTTGCCAACGCGTCTTGTTTGGGGCGAGCGATATAGGACAGCGGCGCATGGATTGGTTATTTGCCAGTTTGTTGGATTTATACCGGGTATATGGTCTGCTTTGCGCGCTCGTCTTTCAATTAGTAATTATCATCTTGCAAATATTTTTCGGGGTAAATAGGGCTAATGATGAGGCTATCAAACGATGTTGGAAATGCGGGGCTTTACAGCGGAGGGGTAGCGGGGACGGTGACAACAGCGGGGACGATCACTAACTGGCTAACGACTAACGCAACGCTAATCGGCCTTGGACTGACGGCTTTCTCAATTGTAGTCGGTATCGTTTTTAAGATTATCAGCGCACGTCAAGAGGCAAACCATTTGCGCATCATGCGTGAGCAGGATATGGCCTATAAGCGTTGGCAAATGTCGCGTGATGATGTGGAGTAAAAAAATGCCCTGAATAAACAGGGCAAAGCGGTAGAGTCAGCAAAGGAACTTAGGAAGGTGAACAAGATGATGTTATTGTAACAGCTAAGATAAGTCAATACTCTTTAATAATTAAGTATACTTCTGCCGCTGCTCGCAGTGGATTTGTGTTATGCACTGTTTCAGTATGAACGCTTCTTGCTTTCCACGTATCTTCGACGCCACCAACAAAAATAAGACTGATTCCATTGTTATAAATCAATGGACCCATGTCTGCCCATCTTTTGCAATAGTGTTTTTTATAAAACTCAACCTTATTGCTACAATTAAAAAATTCGAGCACATCTTCAGAGATAAGCTGTTTCTCTAACTCATCTGCATACACTATTTTTGTTACAGCAAGGTCGATTTCATCATCTGTCCAACTATCATACTTACTCATCACATCCACCTTTGATTTCATACCCAACCAACACCAACAACGGAAACTGACTAGCCAGTGCATTTGCTGCCTTTTTAGCGCTTCCACTGGTACGTATATCGCGCCGTATCTCGGTTCCGATTGGCGACTTAAATTTGACTAGCACTTTCTTCACGCCAACGCCTTAAATAACAAATCGATTAGCGACTCGCCGCACATGACGAATAGCATGCAGAAGATAATTAACATGTTTTGCTTTATGTTTGACATTGACTATTCTCCAGTAATAACAACGTTTCCGTCACCGTCTAAAACGGCTTTAGTGGCCTTTGTGTGGAAGTCGGTATACACAGCAATACCATACTCATTGCAGCGCGCTATGGCGGCATTAAGCAGGGTTAGCGCGTGTTGTTGGCGTCCGAGTTTAACGATTTAGGAGTGGTTATTTTTCATGGATATAATATCCTTTGCTTCAATGCAACAAATATTAATTAACGTTACTCACCATGTCAAACATTATTTATTAAACACGCGTGATTTCTTTTCCATGTACTCTCGCAGCCTGATATTTGCCTCTCGTCTAGCCTTACTGTCCTTTAGATTTTCGTCAGGCTCCGCATCGTACTCTTCGCGGTGGACTTTTGAGTAAGCGGCGCATACCTTTACCCGCTCGTTGTAGTCGTAGCACATGCGTAGCTGCTCGTTAATCCACTTCGCATCGTGTGGGTGCATTGATGTTGGCATTACTTCCGCCATGCTAATACCGCCTCCATAGCACCTGCTGCGCCAAGTGCCACACAAGCAAATGCGCCAAGGCGTTTAGCGCGTACCAGATAGGCAATCTGCTCACCACTGATGCTGCTTTGCGTGTGGTCTTTGCGCTTAAGCTCGATAAGTATTGGCTGGCAACATGGGATAACAATGTCACTAGCTCCAGTGCGCATGCCCTGCTGTTTCTTGCGTGCAGCATCATTGCGCTTACCCTCGTTTTCGATGTGTACAGCGATTTCCCACAATTCAGGAAATTCTAGCTTGAGCTGCGCTAGAAAGCTTACTTGCTCGGCCATTTCGCTTGGGCATTCGCCACGGTAGTTTATGTCGCCGAACACTGGTATTTCGTGTTGCTTTAGTTTTGTTAGGTTCATTGATTAATCCTTATTATCACTTGGCATAAATCCTGATGGTGTATTTCTGCACCGTATGCACCAAGAGCACCACAATTTTTCTGATGGATGGAATTTATATTCATCTAGATACGCGCCACATCTATAGCAATACTTTAACCGCTTTTTTGCAGTCATTGCTTCATCATCCTGGCAATCGCAAATTGAGTCACAACGTAAGCAGTTGGCATCAATAGCTCGTAAAATATCGATAGCGAAAATACGTCAATGACTGGATTTCCAAACGTATATGCACTTATTACAGCACAGTCATCATCTGTTAGTTCTATGTCGTTAGTTATCATACAAACCTCACCGACTTAACTTCGAATTGAACATAGCCACTGCTGTTTAGTTTCTTACGCAGCGTGACGAATTTTGGAGCGCGCTTCCATTCTGAGCATTGCGAATAGTCGTTTACCCAGTCAGGGTTGACGCTATTGGCCTTGCACAGCCTGTTAAATATCCAGTGCTGGCGCTTGCTGTGCCATCCGGTGACGGCACCTAGCTCGGTATTATATGTGGCCTTAAGCGTCTTGCTTCCGCTTGGGCTGGTGTGCTCTGCATAGTCGGCACCAAGGCAAATAACTTCGCGTGTCTCTCCCTCTTGCATTACTGTGGCGAATCCTGCTTGCTCCGTTAGCTTCTTGTTAGGGTCAACTAATCGTTCCTTGCACTCAACGCAATGGCGCGCTGATATGTCGTTCTCCGCGAAGCACTTTGGACACAGCTTGAGCGAGAAGCGGTGGTTACATGGCACAGCCTTGCCATCAATGATGTACGCCTCTGGATTACTGCACCGGCGCGAGTAGTGGGCAGGTACTGGCACTTCCTTTGTGCCGAGGTTTCCGAATTCGTCTTTGGTTGATGGATCCAATATTTGCGTTGTCAGCACCAGGTTAGTTCCAGCAATAAGAAAATTGCCAAACTCGTCATGCTCAAGCCCATCATACATTGGATCGTTGCGCCGCTTCTTCTGCGTTATGCAGTTGCACGATGGACAGCGCACGGTGATTTCTTCTGCCTCTTCTTTCTTGATGCGCGTCTTGATTTGCGGCGTGAATAGGTCTGATTCCAATCCATGTCGCTCTATGTTTTCGGCATAGTCGAGTATCAGGCAGTTTTCCTTGTCATCGCAAATGCGCAGCCCTCGGCCAACGATTTGCTGTAGTAGCCCGGCCGATTCAGTTGCGCGTAAAATAGCTACAACATCAACGTGCGGAGCATCGAAGCCTGTAGTTAGCACTGAAACGTTAATGAGATACTTGAACTTCATGGCTTTGAAGTCGTCAATTATTTTGGCTCTGTCAGTCTTATTTGTCATGCCTGTTACTATTCGCGATTCTGACAACAGCGCTGCAATCTCCTCTGCGTGCTGAATTGTGGCAGCGAAGAACATCACGCCACGGCGATTAGCTGATAACTGCTCAACCTTTCGCACAATGCGCTCAGTCTTACTATTTCCCTCAAACGTGCGCGCATTTGACTCTGCCGAGATTCTGCCAAAGCTATCAGTCTCTAGCGTGCTGGTGTCGTAATGGTCGCTATTCTCGCCGATGATGACTTGCGACAGGTAGTCACGAGAAATCAAATAGCCTGCCGTTACTCGGTACACCAGGCGCGAATAGTACGGATTAATTGCAGATGATTCGTCGTAGTAGATTTCCTCATCTCCAGACGCATCAATGCCGTAAATAAAGCCAGTGCCCATGCGGTATGGCGTGGCGGTCATTCCAATCACGCGCACCTTTTCGTTAAGCTGGCGACCTTTCTCGACATAGTTGCGCACACCATTGACAATATCGCGCACTGTTTGCGTGTCGTTGTGCGCCTCATCGATGATGATTGCGCTGATGCCAAGGCGTGCTATCGCATCAATCTGCTTGATTGCAGTCAACGGGCTGGCGTAGATAACCTGCTGCCGTAAAGATTTCTTGCCAGCGCTCGAGCAGAATATTGATGCAGGGAATCCGTATGCCAAATACTTGCTATGGTTTTGCTCGACTAATTCCTTTGACGGAGCAATGCACAGTACGCGCTTATGTGGAGCAGCAGTGGCAAAAAAGCGGGCAAGCTCGGCAACGATTACGGATTTACCAGCCCCGGTTGCTAACTCTAGCAAGCATGGTGACGTTTTCTTGCGAACATGCAGCTTTACTGCATCGACAGCTTCTTGCTGGTAATCTCTTAATTCGAAAGCCATAGCTACGCACCAATAGCAGCGCAAACCCCAACAAACACGCTCAGCACACCATACACGCTTGGCGCAATCATCTTATCGTTAGTCGGCTTGCGTGACATTGAATCGATAAAGAACATAAACCATTCCATGCCGTAGATTAATGTTGTAATTGTAATTGCTTTTATTAGAAACATAGTTCACCTCATTGCGCCACCTAAGTGGCGCCGTTAGTTATTAGTATATGATGACGATATTTGGTATTAAGCCCTTTGCCACCGCGGTAACAATTTTCTTTGAATCATCTTCGCTGAAACCTTCCGACATAAGTGCGACCATGACGGCGCGGTTAATCTTGATGCGGTGTTCTTTATCTGCTGCGCGCGCATCTGCAAGGCGCTTGGCTTCTGCTTCTTCGGCTTCGATACGTTCACGCTCTTGCTTAGCCGCCAGTTCGGCTGCTGCCTCTGCGTCACGTTTGGCTTTTTCAGCTGCTTCAATGCGTTGCTGTTCTGCCAGTTTTTCTGCTTCGATTCTGCGCTGCTCTGCTGCTTCTGCATCACGCTTTGCCTGCTCTGCTGCTAGGCGCTGCTGCTCTTCACGTTGTTTAGCCTCAACAGCGCGGCGCTCTGCTTGCTCACGTTCAAGCTGTGCACGTTGGCGTTCTTCTTCGCGAGCTTTCTCAGCTGCGGCTTCTGCAATCTTGCGCTCGTTCTCTGCGCGTTCACGCTCTGCCGCTTCTTTGCGTAAGCGCTCAATCTCAGCAGCTTGCTCTTCCTGATTGCGCAAACGCTTAAGCGTGTCGTTGGCGATAATTGTTGACGCTTCATGGTGCTGCTTTGCTTTCTTTGCCAGCTCAGGCCAGAATTGCGATAAGTCCACCGCAGCCAAGTCTGCGACAACGCCTTCAACAAGTGATGACCGCTCACATGAGTTGCACCATGCTGGCACGCCAACCATCCAGTTAATTAACTCATCCTGCTTGGCTTGCGCTGCTTCTAGCGGTGCCAGCACTTTAGCTTTAAGGTTATCAAAGCGTTCAATGCTTTCACGTGCGTTGGCTTCAAGTATTTTTGGGATAGCCTTCATTGCGCGCAAATGGTCACGAATTGGTGTATCTATTGCCGTCTTGCTCTTAGCAATCTTAAGTGCGATCGACTTGATGCGCGCCCGGCCTTCTTCTGTTTCAACGTCTGGAACTTCGTCTTTAACTTCGTTTTCAACCTGCTTGAATAGCGCCTCAAGATTTTCAGCACTAAACATTTCAGGCAAAGTTGGCAAGTTAGTTGCTTGTGTTTCAGTAATTTCGATTGGTAAGTTTTCCATAGTTCACCTCGTTGCCGCCCGTAGGCGGCTTATTGTTGTTGATTAGAATGGGATATCGTCGTCAATATCTGGCTGCTGTGTGGTCTGCGTCTGCGTCTGCGACTGCGCCTGCTGCATACGATGCTGTTGGTATTTGTTTGGTACCATTTTTTCGCGGATATTGCCAAGTCCACGGATGAAGTTGACTTCTCGACCGTCTTGCTCATCCACCAGCAGGCCGAACTCCGCTCGTACATATGCTTTACCAGACCAGTATGCATCCATATTATCGGTAGTTAAATCAAGCTTGCGCTCACTCATGTGCATGCCTGACTGAGCATCAATCACGAATAGGTTGCGCATTCCAAGGTCGCGCTTCGCTGCGTCATTATCCCAAATCTTCGGCTTAAAGCGGTACTTCTGGCCTTTGAATGGACTTCCTTCATGAGTCACGATTAGGCTAATAACGCACTCGTAAAGTCCCTTTCCTTCCACCATACCGTTGAAGCATTCGTATACCAGGCACTCAAGCTCTGTTTTATCTGGAATAGTCTTTTGTTCTCCGTTGTAGGTGCCTTCAAAGTTCGCTTCCAATCCCTGTACATCATCAAAAAAACCCATGTTGTTAACCTCGGTTGTTGTGTAAGTGAGACAAACATTAGTGTAAAAATTATTTGCTTGCAAGCATTTTTTAATTTATATTTCTTACGTTAATCATTAATAAGGGGTTATACATGACACATACATATGAAGAAACAGTCGAGCGTTTAGTTAAAGCAAAAGAGCATGGTGTTAGCATGCGTCGTGTAGCATTGCGCGCAGAAGTTGCTCAATGGCGCATTCAGCGAATCGCTGGCATTGCGGCTGGACGTACTGGCTACGGCGAGTTTGTCAGCAAGTTGAGCGACGATGAATGCACCCGCGTAAATCTTGCGTTAGACGAGATTAGAGCGGCGTTTTAGGAACTTGGGAAGGTGAACTAGATGAGAGAATTAAAATACAAGGCATACAACAAACGTACTGGCGAAGTTGAGATAGTAACTGACTTATACTGGTTTGAAGAAAACGGAGTACATGCCAATGGCGATAATGACTGGATTTTGGTTGAGTTCACCGGCCTACATGACTGCAACGGCGTGGAGATTTATGAGGGTGATATTTGCGAAATTATGTACTACACGCCATTTGGAAATAAAACAGATGATTTCTATGGTAACTGGATAGTTACAATGTGGATGGGGCAGTTTGTTTTAATTGGCGATAAAGAAAGACTTTCATTTACAAAATTTGCTGACGTTAAAAGTAGTGAGTACGTTTCAAATTTAGGTATCGTAGTTGAGCTATCTGAAACGGTCAACGTTAAAGTAATCGGCAACATCCACCAAAATCCTGAGTTGTTATCATGAAATTCCCACTCATACTAAGCTGCGGACATGCCGCGGCTGACGGATGCAAATGCTCTGCAAAGCGCGAATACAAGTACGATGATGAGTCGCCAATTGACCGCGCGCTGAATGAGTTTCGTGGCAACTGGCGCGCCACGCTTGAAGGTTACGGTGCACAATTACCACATGGCAACAAGCATGGTCCATGTCCTGTATGCGGAGGGAAAGACCGCTTCCGCTTCGACGACAAAGACGGCCTTGGCACTTGGTTCTGTAGTCACTGCCCAGAACGCAGCGGCGGCGGACTAAAGCTACTATCGATGTACCTTGGTAAGTCAACCATTGATACGTCCAAGGAGCTACTTGGCGATACAGTGCGCAGTTTTGCACCGGTACGCGTGCCAGTTGTTGACCATAACGCGGTGCGTGAAGCTAATATCAAGCAAGCGGCGATAGGAGCGGCTAACTTGCTGGCGTCTGCGGTGATGCGTCAAAATCCATACATGGAGCGAAAGGGGTTAAGCGGTGAATGGCTGACCAATGGCGAGGTGATGATTGCCAGGGATGGTGAACGTATTCAAGTAGGTGAGCTATTATTGGTGCCTGCGTATAAAAACGGAGAACTGGTGAACATGCAGCAAATTAAAGAAGATGGAGAGAAGCGTCCACTATATGGCGGCGACATGCAAGGCGTTTACAACAAGATTGATGGCAAGTGCGATAAGTTCGTTGGCATTGCTGAGGGTTACGCAACAGGACAGACATGCAACCGCATAACCGGGATGATGACCTATTGCGCATTCAATACCGGAAATTTGCTTGAGGTGGCAAAGTATGTTCGCTCGCAACATCCCAACGCAAAGATTGTGTTTTTCGTTGACCATGACGAGCTTGACGATGTTCACGGCTGGCGCCCGGGTGAGCATTATGCCGAGGCCGCGGCCATTGCTGTCGATGGCATCATGGCGATACCACCAGAGCTTGGAGACTGGAACGACTACTATCAAAAACACGGTGAGACCAAGTGCCGCGATGCGCTGCGGGAGGCGATGCGCAAGGATATGTATAGGAATGCTCCAGTATCTGTTGCCGTAGAACATGAGCCAACAAAAAACACCAAAGACCTACCAGACGGAATATCGCTTAAGCAATACGACATCGATAATCCACCTGGGCTAGCTGGGGAGATTACCCAATACATGCGCTCATGCGCCAACCGTGAGCTAACTGGCGGGGCCTACGCACTGGCAGCACTGCAATGTATGTCAATCTGTGCCAGTGGCATGGTTGGGATGAAAGGCGTTGGGCTTAGCCTTATTTCTTTGACGCTTGGCCTGTCTGCTGGTGGCAAGGAGCTACCGCAGCGCGTGGTAAAGGAAATACTGCACCACAACAACAAAAAAATTTACGGTGATATCCGTTCAGACAAAGATGTGGTTGTAGCTGCTTACATTAACCAGGGCCGCTGCGCTTACATCGTGG